TGGTTGGGAGCTGACCCCGGTTCCCGTAGGTGACCAGGACCTTCCCCTTGAGGTCCTGGATCATCTTGAAGAACCGATCCTCGTCGAACTGGCTGGCCGCGGCGGCGCGATGCGTGGCCAGAACTTCCCCATAGGCCACGTACGGGGGATCGAGGAAGTGGATTGTGTCCGGGAAGTCGTACTTCCGGCAGACGCTCTCGTAGTCCTGGCAGTACACCCGGACCCGCTTGACCCGTGGGGCCCAATGCTCAACACGCCGGAGAGCGCTGGACTCCACGCCCTGGTCGTCCCCCGAGTAGGTCCGGCCCATCTTCATCTGACTGAACCGCCGCACGTACAGGAACCGGTAGAGCTGGTCGATCGGATCGGTCGGCTCGGAGTCCCGGAGCTTCAGGAACCGCTTCCGGTCTCCGGTCCAGTTCTGGCGCTTCAGGCGATCGAGCCCGGACTGGTCCAGAGCCTTGAGGGTCCGGAAAGCGCCGGCGATGTCGGGATCGAGATCGTTCACGACCTCGACCGCGGCCGGCTCCTTCGCGAACAGGACCGCCCCGGACCCCACGAACGCATCCACGTAGACCCGATGAGGAGGGAGCATCTTGACGATCTGGTCGGCGATCCGTTTCTTGCCGGCCGGGCTGGACCAGATGAACTTCTGGACCGGTTGGTCGGCAAGGGCTTTCTGGAGGTCTCGGAGATCGTCCTCCTCGTCGGTGTCGAGGAAGGACCGGAGGATCCCGGGGATCGAGGTCGGGTTCAGCCGTCCTCCGGAATCGAGGGTGGCGGACGTAATGGTCGGCATGTTCGTCTCCGGCGCCGGTGAAGATCGGCAGTCAAGTTCCTATGGCAGAATACACACGCGGTCTGGAATCCGTCTAGTCCACAGAGCCCGCCACCTTCCGTGACGGCGACTCGATGGTGGGCTTCCCAGATCGCCGGGACCTGAATGGCCCGCTTGATCAGAACCCGCAGTCCATCCCGCGATCGATCTCGGCTGGTCGCGTCAGCCTGGATGATCCGTTCGGTCGACGCACACCGGACCACCTTTCGTCGCAGCCCGAACATCTCCAGGATCGTCTCCAGTTCCCGGAACGCCTCGGTCCTTTCTTCGACCGATCTCAAGCCCCAGCACTTACGCTGAAGCCCCCGGAGATAAGCGGCGATCGGTTTTGTGTCGACCCCACAGATCGAGCAGATCCCGTGGTCCCGTTTCTCCAGGCATTCCCGGACGTACCCAGGGTCAGATCGGATCCTCCATTCGTGGACGCAGTCGTTCGAGCAGAAGGTCTGGCGGCGCGGCGGAACTTCAGTCCCGCACCACCGGCAAAGCCGACGGCCGTTCGGACCGCGGCCGTGGTGTCCGTCGCCGCGTTCAGTGGAGATCTTGCGTTGGCGGGTCATGGGGCGGGTCACGAATTTCCCGATTTTCCCGTTACGGCTTCAGGGACGTATCGGGATTGTCGACGTCGTAGGACCCCCGCGAGGATTCCGGGGGATCGGCGGCCGGCTGGGTCGGGGTCGTGAAGTTGTTGGGCTCGGCCGGATCGGACTGCCGCTTGGATGCCTGGGCCAACTGCCACGACATCGGGACGTCCGGGTTGATCACGTCGTAGTCGGGTGGCCCGACCTCCTCGGTCTGGGGGAACAGATCCTCCATGATCGCTCGGGCCAGCCGGGGCGTCATGGCCCCGACTCGCTCGGAGATCGCCATCATCCGGACGATCTTCTCGTTGTCGGTAACGTTCGGGGTCCGGGTGAGGTAGCGGTGCCACCGGAATCCGGCGTCTACCAGGAGCCTCGTCAGGACCCAGTCGGTCTCGGATCGCTCCGGAGACCACGCTTGCTCGTCCACGACCTGCCTGGCTGCGTCCGCCGACGCCTTCGTGTAGTCCTTGACCCGGCCGGTCATGAGGGACGGGGTCCGGAAGACCTGATGGGCCTGGTTGTGGCCCTGTTCGGAGTAGTTCAGGAACATGGCGTCCTTGTGCTGGACCGCCGTCAGGGGCTTGGCGTCGATCTTGGTCCTCTGGGACTCCTCGGGCTCATCCCCGAATCCGGACTCGCCCTCGACGATCAAGATCTGGCCCATGTGCTTGCCCTTCTTGATCGCCTCCGCCATCCCCTTGATCCGCTCGATCGAGCCAGCCGTGAGCCGGCCGTTCGAGACCGCCAGAAGCATTGCGGGGATCTGGGGGTTCGTGAGGGTGTTGTAGTTGATCACCTCAGCACCCCGCAGGCCGAGCTGACCCATCGCGATCCCGACCCACCTGGGGACCCCGTAGGGCCCGAGGATCGGGTCGAGCGACCACCACAGGACTTCGGTGGCCCGGCGCGATCGCGGCATCGGGTGCCCCAGGCCATCCCAGTCCTCGACCTTCTCGTCCGGGACCACGAATCCGGTCTCGGCGTCGTGGACCCGGGGATCCCCGTACTCCTTGAACCACCGGAACCCCGGGGCCATGGACTCCTGACCGGCCCTGGTCCGGTAGCCATAGTAGCCCATGCAGAAAGTCCGGAATCGCCGGTACGAGACCTTTTGGTAGATCTCCGGCATCCCGTCCCGCTGGACCACGATGTTCTGTCGGTACTCGGTGAACTCGTCGTCCTCCGGGCCAAGACGGGTCTGGATCGCGGGCAGCCAGTTGATCTCCGCGACATGACCTCCGAGGTCCCGAACGATCTCCCAGAACCCGTTCCCGGTGACTTCCGTGTCCCGGCGCTTCCGGGACCGGAGCTTCATGAGGGACTGCCTTGAGCAGACCAGGGCCCACCAATTCTCGATCCGCTCACGCTCGCGGCGGATCTCGTCCTGGACCTGATCCTTCTTGGCCTGGTCCTTGATCTTGTCGATCCGGACTCGTGGGGCCGGGCGCTCCCCGTAACACTCGGTCCCGGTGATAAAGGCGTCGATCACCGGCCGGAGCGCCGAGGAGTTCTCGTAGACCTGATACATCTGAACGGGATCGTAGTAGGGCTCCAGGACCGATCCGTCGAACCGAAGGACCAGCCGATCCTCGGCCATCTGGCCGGACTGAGCCCCGGCCCCGTACTCGGACTCGGCCCCGAAGACCATCGCTTTCGCGATGGCGGTCTTCTGGCCGATCAGCCCGGCGGCCTCCTCGATCTTGTCGTAGACTCTCCGGACCAGGCCCTTCTTGGTGTCGGTCATGGCTCCCCCTAGAATCCGATCAACCCGGGCTCGGGTCGCGGAGTCCGTTCACGTGCAAACTTGGTCCCCAGGAGGGCGAAGTAGAAGGCGTCGACGAAGTCGTCGTGCTCGGCGTCCGGGAATCCGACGATCTCGTTGATCGCCTTATCGTTCCCGGGCCCGCAGACGATCTTCTTGGCCGCGCACCTGACCTGGATCTGAAGGGCGCGGGCCAGCTTGGCGTTCTTGTCGTCCCGCCCGAACACCGGGAGGTCCGGGTGCTCTTGCTTGAGATCCTTGATCATCGCGTCCTGGTAGGCGTGCTTCTCGATCGTGATCCGGGCCGGCGAGAACTTCCGGTCCAGCTCGACCACGTAGTCCCGCTGGTCGGAGGGCTTCAGCTTCCCGCAGAACGAGTGCAGTAGGTAGATCATCCCGGTCCCGCGGTCCCATGAGATCGTGACGGTCGCGAACCGGTCCGCCTTCCGCTCCTTCGAGACCGCCAGGTCGACCCCGACGAAGACCGGCAGTCCCTCCGGGATGTCATCTTTCACGATCCCCGGGAAGTCGTGGTACGTGAAGATGTCTCCGAGCGCCACGACCTCGGACTCCAGTTGGTACTGAAGGAGGAAGTCCGGGATCGGTGTTTCGGTTCGGATCTCCCGGCACCGCTCCAGGCTGAAGTGCTGGGGCCACGAGGATCGCTCCAGGCCGGTCTCGGGATCTTCTTGAATCAATGGGATCTTGACCGTCCTGGGCCCAGCGAACATGGTCTTCTGCTGGGTCACGTACAGGTCTTCGGAGTGGTAGTGGGTCCCGTGCTCGGACAGGTTCCCTTCGGGCTCCAGACACGGCATGAGCGATCTGTGGAACCACGTCCGGAGTCGCTTCCGCATGTAGTCGGTCCGGGAGTTCTCCTCGTCGACCAAGTCGTCCCCGATGATCTCGTCGTAGTGCTGGGAGACAACCGCGGCCTCGACCCCCAGGGCCGTGACGTTGGCTTCCTTGCGGGGCTTGGTCCGGCCCTTGATCGAGAACCGCCGCTCCTCCCATTGGGAACCAACGAGATCCCCGAACAACATCCGGAACGTCTCGTTCTTCTCGATCTGCTCCCGCATCTCCCGGAGCATCGTGACGGCATTCTCGGTGGACTTGCTGGCCACCGCGATTCGCCAGTCCGGATTCTTGAGGAGCCGCCAGATCGCGTACACGACGGTCCTGATCGTGGTCTTCCCGGCGCCGCGGAAGACCAGCGCGAGGTTCCGGCGCGGGTGGGCGATCTGGTTCTGGATCATCTGGAGGTGGTGGGGGGCGACTTCGTACCCCAGGACAACTTCGGCGAGGACGTCGATCCGCCGATGCTGGAGGATCATCCGGCGCAGCAGCTCACGCCGGACCTCTGCGACTTGTTCGATCCGGCTGGTCAGGTCCAGCCGTGGGGGCTTGGCGGCCATGGTGGTCCTTCAGCATCGGCGGTCGATCTCGATCACCGCCAGGCCACGAACCGGAGCTGTTCGGTGGCGCCGTTGACGGAGTCCGTCCCGAGCGTGAAGCCGGTCGCCTCGGGGGTGATCCCGTTGGTCGCGACCAGGGTTCGGTCGCCGTTCTGGGCGGTCTTGATCCCCGAGGCGTCCCCCATCCCCTCGATCCACTTCAGGCCGATCCCCGAGGTCACGTTGAAGATCTCGATGAAGCTGGGCCGGAAGCCGATCATGTCGTACCGGACGTGCAGCTCTGCCCCGGTCCCCACGAACGCCCCTGCCGCGAAGTGACATGCCTGTCCCATTAGGACCCTCCTCGATCTGTGCCGATCCGCTCGGCTTGGTTTCGATCCGCTAGCGGGTGCGCCGCCGAGCGGGCTTGCCAGACGCCTTCGGTTGTACCACGGGCTTTTCGGGAGTGTCGAGACGAACCGTCCGGGCCCGGTGGTCGGTCCCGATCGAAACGACCGCCGCCCGGCCCTGCCGGCGGGCGGTCTTGATCGCACGCTCGTCCCGCGCGACCTCGGCCCGGTAGCCACGGGGCGGGGCCGGGACCTTGTCGAGAGGGGCCGGGGGAGGGGCGATCCGGCCCTTGCTTCGTTTGGGCGGGGGCGGCGGGCCCTTGGGGGCGATCGGCTTCAAGGGCGGCTCCGGGGGCCTGGAGTCCGGCTCGGGATCCTGGGTCTCGTCGGGGTCGCACGAGATGTCGACGTCGATCTCGTCTGGATCCACCACGGCCGGGGTCAGGAGCCGGGCAGGTTCCCGAAGCGCCAGGACGTCTTGATCGCCGAACCGGGCCAGGAGCCCGTTGGTGTCTTGGATCTGACCGGCCAAGACTTCCTTGAGCTGGGCGACCGACATGTCCGAGGTGATCCCCATGAAGAGGTGGCGGTCCGGGGCCTTCCGGATCAGGTCCATCTCTTGACCGATCTCGATCAGCTCTTTCGTGATCTGATGCTGGGTCCGGATGGCCCCGACAATCGCGGCTCCCTGGCGGGACTTCCCGTACTCGGCCTCGGGGTCCCGGAGATCCTCCACGACCCGATCCAGAATCCGGACTCGCTTCCTGGACTCTAGAACGTGAGCCGTGAAGATATCCTCGGGCCGGCGTCCGACGATCTCCCGCTCCTCCTCGGCCAAGACCTCCCGGACAATCTTGCGGATCTCCCCGAGCCCCCACCCGGTCTCGATCGCGATGTCCTCGGCAGTCATGCCTTCCAGGAGGTGGGCCCGGATCGTTCCCTTCCGGACCCGAGTCAACTCGGCCCGGAGTGACCCGACGTCAACGTCATCCTCGGGACGACCGGGTGCTTTCATGGTCATGGGGTTTCGATCCTAGACGACCGGAAGAGAGCGATCTCGCCCGGCATGGTCCGGTAAAGGTTGGTGATCCGGCTGGGCCGGCGCCGGCCGTGGTGCTGGCCGATCGGGGTCATCTGGGGATCCCGAGCCTGGTCGGCCAGGAAGACCCGCTCGGTCCTGGCCACGATCCTCCGGAGGACCGCCATGATCCGAGCCTGGACGCCCGGCACCCGGTGGCCCGGTCGGTACATGACCCAGTGCCAGATCGACCACTCCTCGTCAGCCCCGGCCGCGACCCGGACATAGTAGGGCCAGTCCTCCCGGGACTTCCGCTCCAAGAAAACCAGATCGATCGGGCGCCGGCAGCACGGACACCCGACGGTGATCGCCCCCCGTCGGGGATCATCCGGGCCGATCTCGTCTGACTCCTGGCGTTGGCGGGAGAACTCGACTGGCTCGACCTCGGGATCGAAGAAGTGCCGAAGTCCGAGCCAGCCCTGGGCGATCTGGGACGCCGCCCGGCGAAGTCGCGGACGACGCTTCCAGAATCTTGGGGAAGTCCGGGGGGCGTTGCGGCCGAAGACCTGTTCCACTTGATCCTCCAGATCGACGAGCAATTCCTGGAGCGGAACTTCAGTTCCATCGCCAGCACCCTAGGGGGTAACAGGAAATGAGTCCAGCGGTCAAGCCGATCAGGATCAAGGGGGCCTTCCGGACCCGGACGGGGCGGGAGTCCAGGGAGGAGTCTGGATCAAAGCCGGAGCCGCTTCTGGATCGAAATCGAGTAGGGATCTGGTTGGAGCTAGGATCGGAACGACGAGAGAAGATCGACACCGATCGTCGGGCGAATCGCCCAGGCGATCCAGAGCAGAAGCCCTGGATGATCTCTAGGGCGATCTCTGAAGGATCTCGGGGAGAATGTTCTGGGGAGTTTGGGTGGAGTTGACAACCCGAACGTCCAGGAGGGGCGATCTCGTGGGCGAGGCTGACGGGCCGGACGAGAATCCGATCTCCGCCCTATTCCCCCGACCTTCGGGGTCCGGCGAGATCGATTTTGTTTTCGGGTCCGGACCGGGAATCCGCCCGCCGCCCTATTCCCCCGACCTTCGGGGTTGGGAAAAGTCAATTTTGTTTTGGGGATCGGACTGGATCGAGAGGAGTTATTTGAGTACGAAGCATACCGGAATGCCTGAATCGATCCGACTCCGGAATGCCTGAATCCCGACTATCCCGCTGGATCGGCATTGCGGCACGGACCTTGCAGGTCGCGTTCCGGATTCCCGGTCGCTCCGGATTGCCAATCTGTATCAATCCGCGAATAATCTCTTTACGATCAAGAGGTTTCGCGAGCCGCCCCCGGATTCTGTAGCATCAAGATTGCCGCTTCCGGAAGCTGACTGGCGGGCCGCATTGCCTATCAGTCGAGTACAGTATAGCAGGTCGAATCGGGACTCTCAAATGCCCGGAACCCCGCATATCCATTGGCCGAAACGGGTTCGTGCCGCGTCGTCGCACAAGTGTATCAGGGCGGGTTGATTGCGATTGGATTACCACGATCTAGACTCAATCAACATTGCGGCAATGGCGATTCTCCCGAATCGGTAGTGGCTAACAACCGCCAGTGACCGAAAAAACATACCTCTAGAGCGAGCGGGAAGGCCCCTTCCCGGCGTTCCGTTCGGGTCTAGGTGGTCGGGTAGCCTCGTTGTGCGGCGCGTTCTAGGCCCGTTTCCGTGCGATCCAGCGGGATGTTTTTTGCTGCAATGCAAAAAACGGAATCGCGATACCAGAATCTATTCAGGCAATGCCGATCCTGTATCGTGGTAGCACAATCCGGACGGCCAATTCCAGAATCCGGGGGAGGCAGGTCGGGGGAGGCAGGTCGGGGGAGGCAGGTCGGGGGAGGCAGGA